TAATCTCATACTTGAGATTTCTTTTAAATAGCGTTTGCTCGATGTTTCGACCAATAGTCCGTTCGCGTAAATACCATAGTTCATATAGTAGTTGTCATTCTCTAGAGAAAAATGGTAAATATTAGATTAACGCTCGGAATCACTATCTGGGAAGTCTGCAATACGATCATTTTCCCTGTCGAGGCGACCACAGTACTTTCCTACACCTCCGTCTGGCATTACTGCGTAGAGTTTATCCTTGTCTGAGTTCAAATAATATTTACGACCATTGTGTTCTATCTTGCGCACACTGATGGTAATACAATGTAGGTCCTGTAGCGGCTGCTCGACAGATTCAGTGGCGAGTGGCTGAACTGTTTGTTGCAATACAACTTTTTTGGGTTGACGCTTTGCTTTTACTGGTGCTGCAACTGGTGCTGCAAGTGGCACTTCGATTGGCGCTGGTATTGTGACTGCTACTTTGAATGTCCTCTTCTTTTCTACTGTCACTCCTGTAATCGCCGCAATAACTGCAGCCCTTGCCTCATCCTGTGCTTTCTTCGCCTTTGCCATGTTCTCCTTACTAGGAGAACCATAGACTCTGCATTTTAGATCGTACCACGTCGATTCATAAATATGGCTTAAGGGTGGCAGTGGATCTGTAACTGTCCCATGATCTTCCACATTTTTACTCCCTGTACACTTCTTACACAGTCTACCGTCCGTTTTCTTTGTACATCTCTCTTCTGTGTAAAAGTAATGCGTTCTATCTCCAAACTGAAGACGTTCATTTGGTCGCCGCGCTACACACTGTAGTGCCATTTTGTAAGTACTTACTTGTGGCAGCGTTATCGTCCAATTTTTCCAGGTCCTTATATAGATATGGACGTTCTTATAAAAGCACCTAGTCTTCCGGTTCTTACAAATAAACCTATTGTTTTCTACAGTGTTTTCTCTATTATCTGGTGGTTAGCTATTTGGGGTCTAGCCGAAACAATTATGATGTACTTAGTAAAAAACTCACTCATTCATCGTGCAGGAATTTACATTAATATCATCTTTTTTATGGTTCTTTTGATGATTTTTTATCCTCAGATTACTGAGCACCTGTAAAAAATATGTTTCTTTTTCTTTTTTCTTTCTTTTTTTGTTTTATTTAGACACCGCCGCGGAGACGCAGAACCAGATGGAGTGTTGACTCCTTCTGGATGTTGTAATCACTCAGCGTCTTTCCATCCTCCAGCTGCTTGCCTGCGAAGATGAGGCGCTGCTGGTCAGGCGGAATGCCCTCCTTGTCCTGGATCTTCTGCTTGACATTCTCAATAGAGTCAGCAGGCTCAACATCCAGCGTAATCGTCTTACCCGTAAGGGTCTTCACGAAAACCTGCATTCCACCACGCAGGCGCAGCACCAGGTGGAGAGTTGACTCCTTCTGGATGTTGTAATCACTCAGAGTCTTTCCATCCTCCAGCTGCTTGCCAGCAAAGATCAGACGCTGCTGGTCAGGCGGAATGCCCTCCTTGTCCTGGATCTTCTGCTTGACATTCTCGATGCTGTCACTCGGCTCAACATCCAGCGTGATCGTCTTGCCTGTCAGCGTCTTCACGAAAACCTGCATTCCACCACGCAGGCGCAGCACCAGGTGGAGAGTCGACTCCTTCTGAATGTTGTAGTCCGCAAGGGTCTTTCCATCCTCAAGCTGCTTGCCAGCGAAGATCAGGCGCTGCTGGTCAGGCGGGATGCCCTCCTTGTCCTGGATCTTCTGCTTGATGTTCTCGATGCTGTCGCTCGGCTCGACATCCACCGTAATCGTCTTGCCCGTAAGAGTCTTCACGAAAATCTGCATTCTATATACTGTTTGGTATACTGGAAGCTTAGGCGGCGCGCCCGTTCAATTTTTCGGATTTTTTCGATTTTCTACTCTATCTGTTTTGACTGATTTTCAGTAAAAACAGATCATTTTCATTGTGTTTACACACCACCGCGGAGTCTTAAAACTAAGTGGAGCGTGCTCTCCTTTTGGATATTGTAGTCCGCAAGGGTCTTTCCATCCTCCAGCTGCTTGCCTGCGAAGATGAGGCGCTGCTGATCCGGCGGGATACCCTCCTTATCCTGGATCTTCTGCTTGATGTTCTCAATCGAGTCTGACGGCTCTACGTCGAGTGTTATCGTCTTACCAGTTAGAGTCTTCACAAAGATTTGCATTCTATATTCCAGCCGTACATTTCTTTTGTCTTGGAAAGTACGGGTTTTCAATTTTTCCGCGTTGTGCGGCGCCTGTGTTGTCTGAGTGTGAGAGAGGATGATCGATTTGGATTTTTAATGCTTAACTTACTCCGAGGTGCATTGTTTAATGAATGCGTACGCTTATAGGCATTTTTAACTCTTCTCGATGCCCAAAATGAGTTTGCTCTGTATGAAGGACGAAAAAAGCTCCTTGCAGTATTGCGAATCTTGTTTGATGTATTCTTAAAGGTCTTCGAAATTGTTGCTCCCATTCTACTATATTGAATCTTTATAAAAGTCTGGCACTCGGATCTGTTACTCCAGGGCTCCACTTAGGCATCCAAAAATACGGAACATTTGTCTTCTCGTGCTGTTTTCCATACCACGTGTAATAAATATGTCTGTAAAAATATTGCTCTTTTGTTATCGGTTGCGGCGACCGCCATTCCGCTGCCGCCCGCTCTTTCCAGTTCGCAGGTACAAGATCTTCTACACGCTCCTGTATCTCTTCGAACCATGACTTCTCTGTACTCGACACACCGTCACTAAATGCCTCCTTCTTTCGCCAAAGAACCGAATGCGGCAGTGTTACACCGTCGTCAAAGGCGCGACGTAAGATCCACTTCTCGCAGCGCTTATCCCTTGTCGGTCGCCGCCATTCCGTTGCAATCGACCGCGCCACAGCCACAAACTGCCGATCCAAAAATGGTGTTCTCGGCTCCAAGCCATGGCTGCTAATACTGCGATCCGATCGCAACACATCAAACATATGTATATCTTTTAAGAGTCGTTCCGATTCTTCTTCAAAATCCCTATCTGTCGGTGCCCTGTAAAAATAGAGATACGATCCAAAGATTTCATCTGAACCATCCCCATTAAAGACAACCTTGCACTCAGTTAGTTTCTTGATTTCTCTCGAGATTAACCAGTTTCCGACACTCGCCCTTACAGTTGTCGTATCATATGACTCAATGTCATGGATCACCTTCGGTATAGCACTGAAGAAATCATCCGGAGTTAAAAGAATCTCTGTATGGTCAGAGCCTATCCACTCTGCCACTTTCTTCGCATATTTCATGTCTGTAGATCCGGGCATTCCAATACAGAATGTCTTTAGCGGCGGCTTTCCCAGTTCTCTCAAATGCCTGGCAACAAGAGATGCAATCAAACTACTGTCTACACCACCTGATAAAAGCGCGGCGACCGGTCTCTCCGTCATTAATCGCTTCTTGACGGCTTCCTCTAACGAGTAACGGAGCGCGGCACATGCCATGTCAAGACCACTCGGATGAGCCGGTGTAAACATCGGATTCTTTAGCCATGAGATAGAATGATACTGTTCAACATGCAAACGCGTTGCTTCTTTTAGACTATATACATGATAGGTTCCAGGTAAAATAGGAGATACTGTGTTGCAAAATGGATAAAGAGCCTTTATTTCACTCGCAAAAAGACGCGTGTAAATATTGCCCGATAGATCATTCACAACTCCCATATATAACGGTCTAACACCATAAGGATCACGACCTACAATAACACGATTCCGTTTCTCATCAATAATCGCCATAGCAAATACGCCGTCAAAGGATCTGAAAAATGACTTCAGATTATCAGCATAAATATTGTAGAGATGTCCAATAACTTCGCAGTCACTTCCGGATACAGTAATAATTTCATGCTCTTCCTTAAGCGCATCCGAGTTATAGATTTCACCGTTGCACATCCAGTGAATACCGTAGGAACTCCAAGGCTGCATACCCAGCGGATTTAGTCCATTGATTGCAAGACGTGTAAATCCCATCTGTGCCACTCCACTTATATCCAAGAGCCGTGTACCTTCCGGACCACGAGCCTTCAGTTCATTTAATCCGTCTTCTGGTTTATATAGTTCCAGTCGATTTCCTATAAGCATCCAGATTCCACACATTCTTTCTTAGAAAAAATATAAGGAAAAGACAGAATGGACGCAAGTGAAATCATTAAGAAGTTGCAATCACAAGCCCAATATAGATATTTTAAAGAGACACTCGCTGTAACGGCGCCGGCTGTAAATATTAGCACATGCGGTGCCATTAAAGCTGCATCAACGGGTGTTACTCTAAACTTTCCTAACTATGTAGATAAACAACTTCTATTCCAGGGCAAACTGTATTGTAGCTCATGTACAAACTCATGTGGTTGCTAGAACTACAGGCGGGCGATTCATTACACGGTATCGCAGAGATTTATTCATTGTGAGAAAGCTATGAGCCTTTCCCTCAAAGAAACTGGTTCGCATCGGAATGTCATTGGTCAGCAACGTCGAAAGGACAATAGCCTTAAGATATTCCTTCTCTAAATCATTCTTAAACAACATCGCTGTCTCCTTCAAACGAAATGAAACCCAGAGAGTATTGTCAAGTGGAAAGGTCTCAAAGACACCAATCTCGTTTTCTAGAATACGACGCTCAAACTTAAGAGTAGTAAAACCCTGTTGGAGAATAGACTGTAGAAGAGTAGACATTTCTGTTATACGGCGATAAAGTTGCTATTCATTTCAAATTTATCGAAGTTCGTAGTGTATGATATAAAATTAATGATCATGTTTAAGAAGGATGAATCTGAATCTAGATGGACCTCTTTATGAGCTCGTCTCACGAGGAAATAAAGATGTATATTTTCAAGAAGACTCTGCCGACGCGCAAAGCCTTTTTGATAACCGATATGGACCTACGGCGCCCGTTATTCATGAGCTCAGACGATTGCCGCCTCTTAACTCGGTAGACTTTGGGCGCTCCTCTGAGTTTCAACTAGAGGTTGCCGGCGATTTCATTGTATCGCCAACACTCATTATTGATCTACCGTCATGGCTACCACCGAACTATGTTGCTGCCAATGCAAAAGGCGTTATTCAAGACAACGGCGGTATCTCTTATGGATATACAAGCGGAATCGGATATTTCTTGTTCGAGAAAATCCAGCTTCTCCAGGACAATATTCTCCTTCAGGAGTTTAGCGGTGATTCACTCTGGATTCAGGGGAGAACACGCGGTTCTCTGAACTCGGCGTTCTTAGAGAATGCACTTACAGGAATACACGACGGATCTGCGCTCTCAATCGGTCGCAATGCAACACCTGCTCGACTGCGCTTATCTTTACCGCTCATCGGATGCCAAGGATTAGAAGAAGGCGGCTTTCCTTCACTTTGCTTGCCGAACCAGAGCTACAAGGTTCGTGTATATTTGCGGAAGTTGGAAGATCTCGTAGAAGCAAGTGACGGAAGAGAAAAGCCAGCCCCTTGGGGCTCTACCTTACAGCTTCAGACTGAGAGGGGCGGTGGCTTCACGTCATTTGCGGCACTCGACCGACTAAAGATAGGTGCACCGACCATTTATCTTGAAACAAGACATATCTATACGAATGAGGATACACGCGCTGGGCTTCGGGCATCCACGCTTGAAATACCCTTTGAACGTATTTATGAAAATATTTTCTCGCAGAATCCTTTGGACTATGCGGCTGCGGCGCCTTTCCTGACACGTGTACTTGACGCTACACATCCTTGTTCGCGTATTATACTTGCATTTCGATCGTGGGCTGATATGCGGGCAAATCGGCTCTGGAAACTCCAGTCAGATTCTGCCACAGGTGACTATTATTCTGGACTCAAACTGCTCATTGCGGGGCGGGATCGGACACAGTTTTGGGATCCACTCGTCTGGAATAGCCTCGATAATCACGCAAAAGAGGAACGTGACTCTGGTATGCGAATTGCGACCATCCATTTTGGATATGGCGAAAAAAAGGGGGTGCGTGCACCTTCTTATAGTAGGCAGCCTGATGGCACGATCAACTTTTCTACGGCAGATAAACCCACGCTTTTCATGCAACTGACAGATATTGTAAATGGACCGAAGCGTTCTGAGCTTCGCGTCATTGTAGAGACATGGGCGGTCTTCTCTGTTTCGGATGCGCGGGGTGGATTAAAGTTCGGTAACTAAGTAAAGCAATGAACAGACCTCGCGGCGATATTACAACACTCTTGGACCTCACCGATCGTGATGACCAAGATTCCTTTTTTTCTCCTGTAAATCCCGACGTTTCCTGGTTTACACGCAGTGCGAAGCGGCGCTATACACCCTTTGTACCCTGTATACAAGAGTTCGCATATCGTGGTCCCGCTTCCTTCGGGCAGCGCATCTCATTTGATCTGAAAACACAGACATCAGGTGATCTTGTACATGCCGCCTTTCTCCAGATAAAGTTGGCACATTGGTTTAATCTCTCGTCGCAGCTACAGCTTGCATCTGGCTCATATGAATATGTAGATCCAACGACCGCGTGGTTTTATGCAAACTCGTTAGGAACCGCTATCATACAAAAGGCAGAGATCGAGATTGACGGTGATACCATCGAAGAGATTGATGGTGACTTTATAAATGTCTTTTCTACTCTATTTCCGGACATAAATACACAGGTCGGTGTGGCTGTCGACGGGCTTGGCTCAACTTCAATGGATTCACTCAAAGCGTGGTCACCTACGCGGCTCTTTCCAACCGAGGATGGATATATCCATTGTCCACTCGTCTTCTATTTCATGCGTACACGACTCAAGGAATACCTGCCTCTTTTAGCATGTAGAGATGGCTCTGTGCGTTTACATATCACGTTCAAGCCATTAGCCGAAGTTTTGAGACAGGCAAGGGGGTACCGCGACTCCTGTACGTCAGTGCCACTTGGACAAACCGTGTCAGTCTATGACCGATCATATCCCTTCGACCAACCTATAGATATTGTTGCGGGGCAAGCAGAGCCTATATTTGAAAGTGTCCGGCTAGTTACCTACGGCGCCATCCTCGATGGGGCGGTTCGTGAAGCCATGTACAGACAACCATTCGAAGTCATGCATCGCGAAGTTCAGACATTCTCTTTCAGCGAACCCCTGAAATATGCCGTTGTAAAAACCGGTTCTGATTCTACGATTCGTGTCCAGTTACCCCTGGAAGCCAATCATCCCATTGAAGAGATTATATGGTTTATTCGGCGCAAGGAAGTGTCACAGAACAATGAATGGACGAACTATTCAGCGACCTTAGAACGCGAATACGATCCTGTATACAATCCTCTCTCCGGATTAATGACCTATGCAAAGATACAGGCTGACGGGATTGATGTCATTGGCGCTGAAGAGCAATATTTTAGACAACAGATAGCCAGTTCTCACCGCGGCGGGTTCACTGCGTTTAACTCATTTGTCTACGGCTACTCATTTGCGCGCCGCCCTTCCGAACTTCACCAACCTTCGGGTTCCATAAATGCCAGCCGCCTGCAGAGCTTGCGGCTCATCCTAGATATACAACCGCCCGGAGGATCCTACGGAGCCGAATGGGAAGTCAAAGTCTTTTGCCTCGGACTCAACTGGCTCCGTTTCCAGAATGGTATTGCCAATCGTATGTTTGAGGACTAAACGTACAAACAATAGAATAGTATGGTGGCAGCTCTTTTAAAAATCGTTCATACGGGCATCCAAGATGAACGACTTTTACCTATGCGGGGACAACCCGCTCTTTCTTTCTTCAAAAAGGCGTTTGTAAAGGCTGGACGTTTTACAACTTCGTGGGTTCGCCTCGATTTTGATACACGTCCAGCATTTGGATCTTCAGCAACAATCAGTTTACCGCGCCAAGGGCAACTCTTATCACGCTTATATTTGATTACAACAATGCCTGATATTGCTACCTTACAGTCTGCGGCTGCATTACAGACAGGTTTCCTCGGTCCTAGATTCGGCTGGACAAACAGCCTCGGTCACGCCTTATTGGCTGAAGCTGCAATCGAGATTGGTGGTTCCCGTGTGGAAACGTTGAATGGGCGACTCCTAGAAGTCCTCGATGAGTTTGGAACACCCCTTGAGAAAGTTACAGCTGTAAATAAACTTCTGTGCCGGAAAGATAACGGATTTGGAGTTGGCACTTTCGGTTCAGTTGCGGGCACACCTACACAAGTTGTCACGCCTCTTCCCTTTTGGTTTGCAAACGGTGACCCGGGGACTGTTCTACCCATTGATGCAATCAGCGCCGATCTTATTCGCCTTAAGGTCACATTTGCTCCGATTACTGCACTCTACGTGTCATCAGCGCAGCAGACATTTGATCCTGCTGTTTCAGTGGCTGGATCTGCCTATTATCCTTTAGTCGGTAGTCCCTTCTACAAGTCAGATGTTGACGGTGAACTTGTGTACGGACTTAATGGAAATCCTGAGAGTAGTGTAAGGGCTTCTATTATACCGGATATCTCTATGCCAAATACATTTGTTCCCGGTGACACGTATGTGATGGCGGAATATATATATTTAGATAAAGTTGAGGCAAATCGATTTCGTATCTCTGATTTTCAGTATCCTGTTGTTCAACATTACTCGTTTGACCCATTTGACAGCAAAGGTCAAGCTATGATGACGGCAATGTTACGTGTACCCAATCCGACTCGCGATTTGTATGTATATGCACAGAGACTCGAGGCTGTCGCTTATAATGCGTCATTCTTGGCTACACGCGATTTGAGTGGCGCCGGCGTAGCGGTGGCACCATGGTGGTCTGATGCGAAAGGATTATCTGCTCTTGTTCCTGGTGATTACAGTCCAGCTTATTCTACACGTGATTCTGAGCCGCTTCAGTCATTGCGATTTGTATATGAAGGAAAAATGACGCGATATGACACAGCGGCGCCTTCTTTCTTTAGAAGCATTCTACCTTCACTTATGCAAAGAAAGTCTCCGTGGCTTCATCGATATTATTACAACTTATCATTCGGGGTTCAGAACGGGCTTTTTCCACCGTCTCTTCCTAGCGGCGAAGCAAATCTAGATAAGATTCAACGGATTGAACTGCAACTTGGATTTAAACCGTTACGTGGATCTATCAATCCGAATGCTGTTCCTCGATACAATGTATATATTTTTGCAGAGACGTATAATGTATTTAGGGTGTATGGTGGACGTGCTGGATTACTGTTTGGATACTAAATTTGATTTTATTCTATTGTTTAGAAGTAGTATGACGAACTCTAAACAATATTGCGATCATTGTGGTGAACGATGGCGTCATGGTCATGATCCGTGCGATTACAAGAAGGATCCCGTTTATATACGCATTTACCTGAATGGAAAGCGCATCTCATCTGGACGCCTTGGAGATGATGGAACTGTTATGGAAATCTTTCCCGGATTCTATGTAAAGCATTCTACAGTTGAAGAATGGAAGAAGAAATATATGGTGGAGGGAGCTGAAGTCAGCACGCGGTAAAAATTGAGGACATTTTCTACTTCTATTTTTGTAGAAAATGAGTGAGCAGCTACCATCCTCAGATATTATGCTACCACCGCCGCCTCCTCCTCCCCCGTCACTGCCGGCGAAGCAGCGGATCATGGAACCGCCTGTTAAAAAGTCACGCGTGTTTAAGATTGCTGCCGATTCTCCTCAAGTTGATATTACTGCAGTAGAGGCTCCTACTGTTGTTGAGCCGCCTGCTGTTGTTGAGCCGCCTGCTCCAGTAGAGGCTCCTGCTCCAGTAGAGGCTCCTGCTGTTGTTGAGCCGCCTGCTGTTGTTGAGCCACCTGCTCCAGTAGAGGCTCCTGCTGTTGTTGAGGAGCCGGTTGTCGAGGCGGCGCCAGAGCCAGTGATAAAGGACGATGTGACAGAGGAAGGTGTTGCAGAGGAAGCACCTCAGACAGAAATGTGGCGGGGAATCGAGCTTGATCCGGCGAGCAGTGATGTACAAGAGACAACTACAACCGATCTTGATGATATGCCTGGTCTTTGTAATAAGAACTGTGAAATTGAGTGCGACTGTTCTGCTCTAAAGAACAATAAGGGACTAAGTATCTCTGCAATCATCGAAAAGGAGCTGGAAAACAACAATGCAGATGATGAAGCCGAAGCTGAGCATGAAGCTGAGAATGAAGCTGAGGATGAAGCTGAGGATGAAGCTGAGGATGA